GCCCATGGATAATCAAATGGTTTGTAGTGTGTTCTTCCTTTTAATAAACTCATATTCCCCTCATCAATTCTATAAATTCTATAATTAATATTAATCCTAATTCTACGGCTAGCACTGTGTGGTACACGTGCCAGAGTAAACCCAATGTCTTAGGTCGCTTAAAATTTTTAGCCCGTTTTTTGCGGGGTTTCGTTTCTTTGTTTTCAAATAGTCCACTGTATGTCATGCTCTTCCTTGTCTGTTATATTTTTTGTTATGTTGTAATTTAGTTTTTTTGTTAGGACTTTTTGAATGAACCCCTATTCTTTTTTTAGGTTTTGCCTTTAGTACAAATTGTGTAAAGTTTTGTTTGGCCATAATTATTCACAAGCAAGACAATCAGAATCACCATCTGGTCTTACAATCCTCTCTATTTTTGTTGATATAATTTCTGCTCTTTTAATTGCTTCTGAACGACAATAGTAAAGAGTCTTGATACCTTTCTGCCAGGCAGTGAGGTGTAATAAATGTAAATCTTTAATGTTAACATCTGAAGGTACAAAAATATTTAAACTTTGTGATTGGCAAATATACTTCTGCCTATCAGCAGCTAAGTCTATAATCCAACGTTGGTCTATTTCTATAGCTGTTGCAAATACATCTTTTTCCCAATCATTTAATTGTTCTAAGTGTCTTACTGAACCTCTGTTAGCAATAATACTTTTCCAAGTTTCATCTGTGTTTATTTCTTTTTCTTTTAAAAGCTTTTCTAAAAACTTATTACGCATGAAGTGAGTACCACTCATAGTTTTTTGAGTATAAGCGTTAGCACGTAAAGGCTCTATTGATGGACTTGTTCCACCACAAATAATACTACTACTTGCGTTAGGTGCTACAGCTAACATATGAGCAAATCTTAAACCAGTGCCTTCCATGTCAGGTGCTTCACCTCTTTCCTCTGCGAGAATTTTAGAAGTTTGTAAAGACTCTTCTTTAATTTTTGAGAAAATTGTTCTGTTAATTCCTTTAGCTATAGCACTTGCAAAAGGTATGCTTTTACTTTGGAGGTAAGAGTGAAAACCCATAGCACCAAGTCCGATACTACGTTCACGCATAGCAGAATACTTAGCCCTACTAAGGCTATCAGGAGAATTATTAATAAAATACTCCAATACATTATCGAGGAACCTAACCACGTCAGGTATAAATTTAGGGTCATCTTTCCATTCATCATATTTTTCTAAGTTAAGAGAAGATAAACAACAAACTGCTGTACGTTCTTCACTGGTTGGTAATGTTATTTCACTACATAAATTTGAGTGATGTACTTTTAATCCAAGTTTCTTTTGACTGAGCGGCAAATGCTTTTGTATTGTGTCAATAAAAGAGAGGTAAGGCTCACCAGTGGCAACCCTAGTCTCCAGAATTTTTTGCCACAATCGTTTAGCTGAGACTGTTCTAATAACTTTGTCTGTATGAGGGTCAATAAGTTCCCAGTCATCGTTAGCACTAGGATTGATAGTACACTGATTGATAATAGACATAAATTTATCAGAAATATTAACCCCGTGGTGCAGGTTAAGACACTTCCTATGAATGTCACCACCACTAGGTTTACGTAACTCCAGAAATTCTTCAATTTCGGGATGAGATATATCTTGGTATGTTGCATAGCTTCCTCTTCTAGTTTTTCCTTGAGAGAATGCTAACATTTCACTATCCACTACATGCATAAAAGGTATTGAACCTGATGATTGTGAACCACCCGATGTACCAGTTCCATCACTTCTTATATGGCCCCAGTATCCTCCGATACCTCCACCAACAGAAGCTAAGAATGCATTCTCTGTGTAATGATTTGTTAAACCTTCTCTACTGTCTGGTACATAATTAAGAAAGCACGAAATTGGCATTCCTTTTTTAGTACCACCGTTAGTTAATATAGGTGTAGAAAACATGAACCATAACTTAGACACATAATTATAAATTCTTTCAGCCATTTCAGAATCATCAGAAAATACTTTTGCTACTCTATAAAAAGCTTCTTGAGGGCTTTGCTCTTTATCTGTTAAGTAACGGTCTTTTAATATTCTGAGTCCTGCTTCTGTTAAATTTGTGTCTCTGCTATAATCCATGTTGTTCCTATTTAGTTTCTTTGAGTTGTTTATTAATAATAAAATCTATGTACTGTTTAGCTTTCAGTAAATCCTGGACACCGTTTTTCTTAGTGTGTCTAAGTAAATACTTAATGACATTGCCAGTACAAAAATCCAATTTGTTAGCTATAATAAAATCTATTGGTTCTATTTTATGCTGCGTATAATGAGGAGGCTCTTTGATTAAATCTGCCATAAATGAATCTCCCCTGTTTTCATGTTGTAGTCTTTGTGTCTGAGAATTTTAGCAACACGAGCTTGTTGTAAAGCGTCATGTTCAAACAGTCCGTGTTTTTCAAAAGTCTTAACTACTAACTCCCACATCTTTTTTAATGACATGTTTTTATCGTTAAGAATTTTCTCTGCTGTTACTTTTCCAACACCAGGTATTCCTGAAAATCCATCAACGGCATCACCTGTCATTGTTTGAATCATGTGCCACCAATCGCAATGCTTTGGAGCGTTCTTAGTTAATGTTTCACCATTATATAAATGACCTGGAATTTGTCTCAGGTCTTTATCAATAGAACAGATAATTTTCTGCTCACCCTTTGAGGGTTTGGTTGCCAAGATGCCCATGACATCATCAGCTTCTAAGTTAGGAAGGATTATAGCATCGTATTCCTCGATTAGAAATTTACGTAATGGACTCAATAAAAGAGGTTTACGTTTTTGTTTTCGATTGTCCTTGTAGGTTGGTAAAACATCTTTTCGAAAATTGTTTTTATCAGTCAACGCTACAATTATTTTATCTGCATTTAGTTTTTCTTTTGTGTCTTCAATTTCTGAAGCTACTAAATACTTACCTTGTGTCTCTTCCGCATGCAGCGTCCAGAAACCATCACCCCAATGAGTGTCTACCTCGGATTGTACTGCGGCTTTATAAGCTACAATATCCCCGTCAATTATTATTGTTTTTTTCATTTCTATCCTTGTTGATTTATTTTTTTTGTGTAAAAAGTTCTGCTAATGGAATAAGCACACACTTAGAAGCGTGATGGTCACCTACCATTTTTGTATTTTTTGAAAACTTCTTAACTATCTTCTTCAGTTGCGAAACTTTAAATATAAGTTTGCAAAAGTCTTGTTTACCGTGGGCTAATATATGCACCCAATAGTCAGCTTCAGTTGCTTCTAGTCCGCTAGGCTTACCCCAACTTTCTATTTCTATTGCGATGTTACCAGTCTTGGCCCACCAGTCTCTTTCTGTTTTAACTTCTACTTTTGATTTATCTGCAATCAATAAGTTAGCTACTTGTTTTTCTCTTTGTTGACCGTACTTTAAATCTAGGTCAAACTTTTTATTAGCTTTTGACATTAATGTGTTCCACTCCAATTTGTGTGAGATTTGTATTGACCTGTTAAAGGCACTCTTAAATTAAAATGTTTGCCAGTTCGTTCGATACATTCGACAGCTAACTTCCCAACTTCTTCTGCTTTATCTTTAGGACATTCAATTTGTATTTCATCATGTACCCAAAGTACTTGTTGAACATCTTTAAAATTTTTGATTGCTTTATCAAATTCAATTAACCACTGCTTACAAACTACGGCTCCTGCACCTTGTAAAAGTGTGTTCAATGCACTGAAACTATTTCTTACTTTGATGTGTCTTTTATCAAGACCAATTAAGAAACCTCTTTCAGCAGAAAGTTGAACTTGTTTTATTAATTTACTTAATGCGGGTAAACTATTTAAGAAACGTTTCCTTACTTGAGCTGCTCCTTTATTAGATTTACCAGTTACTTCTGCGATTTTTGAAACGCCTGCTCCATAGAGCCAAGCATACAGAAACCTCTTACTTTGGTCACGAGTATCTAAACCCGCTAACTTTTGATTTTCAGTATGTATGTCACCGTTAACTACAACGTCAGCATACTCACCGTTATCAAATTTTGCTATGTAGTGGCCTAATAAGCGTAATTCGAGTCCGCTTACATCGCATCCCACTAATATTTTATCTTTAGGTACAATAAATAATTCTCTAAATTGCTTTCCATAAGGAACACCAACTGAGGGAACTTGTTGCAGGTTAGGCTGACTTGCAGTTGCTCTTCCTGTTACTGCTGCATTAGTATTTACAGTTCCATGTAGCCTCCCTTGTTTTTCTAGTTTTAAATAAGCTTGTTTACCTTCGGCTAACATGCCAATACGTTTTTCTAAAAGAAAATAACGTGCA